ACCCGCCCCTACGGGCGGATCGTAGCGGGCTACCCGCCCCTACGGGCGGATCGTAGCGGGCTACCCGCGTTGCCAGTAGCCCAATAGCCCGATCCGCCTAGCGGAGCTTGCCCTCCGTGCCGTTGTACGGCTCCTCAGATGCGGCTCCCGCCCATGTCTTTGGGGACACGCCGAGTCCGACGCGGATCGGGACAGCGAACTGGACAAGAGGAGCCTCCGCGATGGACACGATTCGTTCGTGGATGTCCTTGTCCATGAGACGATCCAGAGGGACTTCGAAGAGGAACTCGTCGTGGACATTGGCAACGATGCGGACTCCAGCGTTCTTCAGAGGGATGTCCTTCGCAAGAGCGACGAAGCGATCTTTGATGATGTCCATCGCTCCACCTTGGACGATCGAGTTGAACGCTTTGTGAGCGGCCTTCTCAGGAAGATGCCTTCTCCTCTTGTATGCGTTGAAGACCCATCCACGTCGCTTACAGACCTTCGCGGCCTCGTTGGAGACACGCTTGATTCCTGGCATCCGCTCGTGATACGACTCGTAGATGTACGCTGCCCTCCGCTCGCACTCTGCCTCGATCTCCTCTTGAGTGAAGTCCGGGTGCTCCTCGCAGACTTCCGTGAGGATGGCCGGATCGCCAAGGAGCATCTGCATCACCTTCCGCTTGCCGGCTCCGAAGCCGACGCCGAAGTTGATGAACTTCGCCTTCTTCCGCATCGGCTTCGAGACCTTGTCGGGCGGGACTCCGTACATGAGCGACGCAGTGAGCGTGTGGAAGTCTGTATCCGGGTCGTTGTTGTACGCGTCGATGACGTCTTGATCGCCAGCGTAGTGAGTGATGAGACGAAACTCGATCTGCGAGTAGTCGCAAGAGATGAAGCCGAAGCCTTCTCGAGGATGGATCAGGAGCTTGGATCGCTTGTTCTGCTGCTGGATGTTCGGGTTCCGGCAAGACATGCGACCCGTTCGCACGAGCTGATTGTAGAACGGGTGGATCAGATCGTCGCGGTCACGAAGCTCCTGGAACGGGACAAGGAAGAGCCCGTGATACTGAGCCTCCACTCGGTACTTCTTGATCGCACGGATGAGATTGAGAAGCCTCTTGTCTTCGCGGATCTGCGGGAACTCCTCGTACATTGCGAGAGCCCGCTTGTTGAAGGTCGGCTTGCCGGTCTTCTCGTGATAGGCAAGGACCGGCAAGTCGAACTTCACAACTAGAGTCTCGTAGATCCATTGTGGACTATTGGAGAACTCCTCGCCGGCGAGCTCTGAGATACGCGTCCCGAGATCGATCAGGAGCTTGACCGTTCTGATCTGCTCCACCTTGAGCTCGTGGATGTCGACATGGAATCCGTGCATCTCCATCTCATGGAGAATCGAAGTCAACTCGATCTCACGATTGATGAGCTCTTGCATGTCCTCTGGGAGCTCTTGCTGGAGGTGTCGATACAGAGCTCTGTTACCCAAGACGTCTTGGCAAGCGTACTCGCCGAGGACGTCCGGAGGGCAGTCCGCGTAGTCCTTCGAGCCGACACGCATCAGGTACGCTGCCCGCTTCTCATCTCCATCCATCGGAAGAGACAGCCACTCCCGGCAAAGAGGCTTGAGACCGTGTCCCTTGCGGTCGGTGTCGTGCATCTTCGCGAGAGTCAGCGTGTCTACGAGCCGGCGACTCGACGTGACTCCACACTCTCGACGAGCGAAGACGGCGTCGAACTTCACATTGTGATTGATCCAGTCCCCGCTGCCACGCATGAGACGGATCATCCAGTCTCGGAACGGGCAGATGTCCACCGCTGCTCCGAAGGTATTGTGTCGGACTGGAATGTAGTACGCGTCCTCGTGATCGTCTGCGGTGATGGCGGCTCCGCAGATGTCGTCCTTCCACGGATAGCCGCCGGCTCGCTTCGGAGTCCCGGAGCGAGTCTCGAAGTCCAAGAAGATCTCCTTAGACTTCGAGAAGTCCGGGAGCTCCGAAGCGGAGTCGATCAGGACCGAGTTGTCGGAAAGACGAAGCATGATGCTAGAACCGATTCCCGATGAGGAGTGATAGGATCGCCCGGAGAGAGTGCGATGATCCCGGCGTTGCAGAGCCACTCTACTCCGCGGGGATCGTGCTCAGTGAGAGTCTTGTAGAGAACGGCGACGATCCGCTTGGACGCGATGATCGCGTTCGCACAGTTCGTGCAAGGCGAGTAGTTGACGCAGAGGATACCTCTCGCCGGACGGGGATCGTTCAGCAAGAGGGCCACCTCTGCGTGGATGCATCCACACTTGCCGATCTCACCAGAGCAAGGACCTCCGATCGGGCCGTTCATGGCCGATCCGATCTCAACGAGCTTGCGATTGCTCCAGCCGCAGAGAACAGCATGAACCGTCTTCCGCTTGCAAGCGGACTGTGGACGCTCCTTCGACATGATCCGTTCAAACGAGTCCCAGAGCATCGAGCCGCTCCTTCCAATGGGAGTGGATCCGCTCCACGCCAGCATCGCCGCAGTAGACGATGAAGTCGGAGTGCGGAACAGTGATGTCGATGCAGATGTCCGCGAACGGAGCGAGATGGTTGAACCGAATCGCCGCGGACACGATGCGGTCTTCGTCGAACATCTCGTTCTTCGGGTTCCGACGCAGATGAGCGACGTACGCGTCGATGTTCGTGGCATGGACGAGGACGATGAGCCCTCCCTGCGATCGAATCCAGGACGAGACGATCTCGAGCTTGTGAAGCGGCAAGACGTTCTCGTGATAGGCAACGCCTCCGAAGTGGAAGCGGTCCTGGACGGTGAGTTCGCCTCGTTGCTCGAGGAGATCCTGATACCCGTAGAAGAAGTCGAAGTCGGGATCAGGACGGCTCATATGCGAGTAACGAGCTCCCGAGACCTCGCAGAGTCGTTTCGCGAGAGTCGTCTTGCCGACGTTATCCGGTCCTTCAATCACCAGCATGATGCTTCTCCCAGAACTTGCGAAGGAGTGGATTGATGATCCTCTTGGCCGTTCGCGAAGGAGCGAACTTCGTAGCAGCCATGAGACAGAGTTGATGTCCGAGTTGAGCCGGAGTTCCGGTCGCATCAAGATGAGTAGTACAGCAGGAGTTCTTCCTGTTCCACTCCTCATACTTCACCATCTCGGAGATCTTGTACGCAACGTCGTGCGGGTTGTACGGGATGTAGGACATCGACGCGACGTCGAACGCTTCGGAGTGCAGAGCCTCCGCGGAGCGTGTCCAATGCTGCTCGTACAGATGCATGGAGCCGACTTGATGCTGATAGAAGCCGAGCCCGACGTTGAGCATGTTCGCAACGACCATCTGGAGATGGCAGAAGCAGAACACGTCATACGGCAAGCCGAGCCAAGCGTCGTTGCTCCGCATCGTGCAGATGAGATTCAACTTCCCATCCCGTAGAAGGAAGTTGAGACAGAGCGTACACGGGATGTCGCCTCGGTCCTTCGCCTTCGCGTGCATCAGGTCCGTCGCACGATAAAGCGGAAGAACCGCTTGCCGAGTGTTCGGATCCGCCTTGAGAATGTCCACGAGATAGGCCAGTGGAGTGCATCCCTTCGGATCATCCAACTGAGCAATCCGAGAACACCAATCAGGGTCGGACAGCCCGGCGAAGCGATCTCCATACGCTCCATGGGCCACTCCATCGTTGGCGAAGCGAGCGTACTGCGGAGCGTATGCGACGATGCGATCGATGCTTCGCTCCATGGACATGTACCAGATGAACTCGCCCGCAGCATAGGAGGGGCTCAACTTCCGGACAGGATTGAAGAGGAAGCAGAAGGTCGGATCGGAGAGACGCCCACTCCAGCCGATGAGCTCCTTCGTATTGCCGGCTCTACTGTCCAGAAGGACGCCGTCGGCAAGAACGCTATCGCAGACATCAATCCACATCTCGTCCATCGAGTCGTAGGTCTTCATCGATCTCCTCCACTGATTCGATCATCCACATGAGAGGCATGACGCTCCAGTACTCCACGGATGTCCGGTGGCTTGTAGTCCGGTCCCTTGTCCCGCATCCGAAGATCGTCGTTAGACCGCACCTTCTTCGACATGTTCGAGCGATGGACCTCTTCCAGGAGCTCCACCCACGGAAGTCCGTAGGACTCAGCCGTCCCGATCACGACGTAGAGCAGATCAGCGACTGCATCGGCGAGTTGGGTTCGCCATCCCATTCGCATGGCCTGAGCGAGTTCCGCTGTCTCCTCGAGAATGAGGTGAAGACGGTAGAACTCCAGGTCCTTAGGATTCATGCTCTTCGCTGCGAGCTCACCCACGTCTCGCTCGATTCGGAAGAGCCCGAAGAACCTCTCGTCGACCGCCTTCTCAGGAGTAGGCCAGTCGAGAGGAAAGAGGTGCTTCGCATGGAACTCCCTCGGGCCGTTCAAGGCTTCCAAGAGAGCCTTGACCTCGTCGGAGTTAGGAGCTTCTCCGTCTTGGATCTGCTCTAAGAGTGTGATGAGCTTGCTTCGCATTAGAACTTCTCCTTCTGTCCTACTTCGGCTGTCTTCGGCATGGAGCCTCTGGAGGACTTGAGTAGATCGATGAATCCGACCGTCTTGACATAGTCTCGTCCGTTCCGGTAGATGGCGTGTTTCCGCACAAGGAACGAGAGAAGACGCTGAGCATCCGATGGGTCACACTCGCACCAGTCTTCTATGTCCGTTCGCGTGATCCGATCCGTGTGGAGAATCAGCTCGCAGAAGTCGGCAGGATGCTTCAGAGTGCGAATGTACCGTCGGACCACGTCCGGGTCGATGAGAGACGTGGCGAACTGCTGAGCTCGCGAGTACTCCTTGTAGCCGAAGACGTCGTCGGAGTAGATCCTGCGGAGCCAGCCGGTGATGTGAAGGACATGCTCCTTCTGCACAAGGAGGACGGATGGATCCTCGGGATCATGTGAGAAGAGCCTTGCCGCTAGTGCCGCCGCGAGTCGAGCGAGCTTGAGCTTAGTCGTACCCTTGTCGATGAGCGGCAACGCGTCCGTGAACTCGTCGCACAGAGCCGAGGCCTCCTCCATCGCACAGAGTTCCGCATCGCGTGTGAACCGTACTTGGTCGGGCTTCCGAGTCCATGCCCACAGAATCAACTTGCGACAGAGATGGCTCGAGAACCGAGGCATCATCGGAGGCTTGTCGAGCAAGAAGCGGTTGATGTCCTTCGGATCGACCTGACGGGACGAGACGATCAGAGCCGCATCGAAGCGGCGGATGTCTTCGAGTCCCGGGATCAGCTCGTGGATGGCCTCTACGCCGAAGTTGAACGCTGCGACGGCTCGGTCTGAGCGAGGGTTGGAGATCCACACCAGACGCGTGCGTGCATGAGCTCTTCGTCTCTCGATCTTTGGGAGCTCTGCAACGCCGGAGGAACGCATGTCCGTGAGACGGGACAGGATCTCCGGGGAGGCTCCCTTCACCTCTTCCATGAAGAGCAGACGCCCGTCATGCTGAGGGATCATTCCCCAAGTGACGATATAGCGAGTCCCATGCTGTTGTAGACCTCCAAGAAGCCCGGCCACGGAAGCGTTCTTACAGTCCACTCTCTCCCCGAGCCCGTAGTGCTCCATGAGTCTCTGGGACACTTCTGACTTACCCTGAGCAGAGTCTCCAAGGATGAGAGCGTTGAGCCATCCACGATGAGGCTGTCCCTCGAACTGGACGTACATAGGGGAGTGGTAAGCAAGATCGACAATGAAGTGGAGGTCGGATCGCTTGCAGATGCGTGTGACATTGGCTTCGAGGTCCGCGTAGATCTCTTCGAGCTTCTGCTGGATCGGACCGCTGAAGACTTGGAGCTCTTCGATGTCCTTGTCGGACAGCGAGAAGGCGGCAAGGGAATCTTCAGTCCGTGAGAGCTCATTGAGAAGGAGGACAGCGTGTTGCGTCCGGGGATCAGGATGAACTCTGCCTTGGAAGACATAGGGTGAATTGAGATCGGGCAGCGTGGATGAGACGATGAACGCTGGGACAACGACGTGGTCTCGGTGTCCGCCGCCGATCTGGAGCTGAGGTGAGACCCGCGTGTCGTAGACGTTGTACGAACTCTTGATCGTGAACGAGGCGACCTTGCAAGCGGGGATGCGGAGTGCCTCTCTGATGGCCTCCCGTTGCTTCGAGATGGGAGCCTCGATCATAGACAGGATGCCAATAGACGTCCCGCGGATCGTGAGTTCAACCGTCCCGGTGCTCTCGTCCTCTTCCATCGCTTGGACCGGACAGACATGGCAGTTCGGCTGGTCCCGCGTGCATGAGACACAGATCTTCTGCGGAACGATGTACGGAGTCTCGTCCAGCGACGAGAGCGTTCCATTGAAGGAGATCGTCTTGCCGATGTTGTTGCTGGACGTTGCCTCGGAGAGGCGGACTTGCGTTACCGGACCCTCTTCGTCCGCAGCCAGCTCCGCTGGAGTGAAGACCTCGGCGGACTCCATCAGAGCGAGTAGATCAGTAGCCTTCGCCCCGAGCTTACCGACGTAGTCGTTGACGTCTCCCTTCGGGAAGCGTTCGCGATCGAGCGGCAAGCGGACGATCTTCACGGACTCCGCGACGTGGAACACCTCGCGGGCGACCTTGCGAGCCGCACTCTTGCCGCCGGAGTCCACGTCCATGCAGATGTAGACAGTCTTGCCTTTGAACTTCGGAGTCCACTCCGTGTCCCACGCACCTTCACCGGCGGTCGCAGAGACGGCTCCGATCTTCTGCTTGGACAGGAGGGCTCCAACGACAAGAGCCTTCATCTCTCCGCCGCAGATCCAGACGTGCGGACCCCGCTTCAACTGGTCCACTTGATACAGGACCGGCTTGCTGAAGCCCTTCGCGTTGAGCATCTTCTCATGCGAAGGAGCTCCTGGAAGGTAGCGACGGATGTTGACTACTCGGCCGAGCTCGTCGAAGACGGGGATGGTGATCCTTCCGTCGTGGTAGCCGAGCTTCGCCTTGCGGATCATCTCGTCGGTTAGACCTCGATCGCGTAGAGCCTTGAGAAGCGGACCGGCTTCGAAGACCTTCGAAGCGTACTTCTCGACGAGCTCTGGCGAGAGAGACCTAACGACTTGGATGTCGTAGCGAGTGGACAGGTCGGCAAGGACAACCTTCCGCTCGACGTTAGCGATGTGAGCGAGGAGCGAGATGATGTCGCCCTTCGCTCCGCATCCGGCCGCATGGCACTTCCAAAGGTTCTTGCCGATGTGAAGGGAGGCGGAAGCCGTCTTGTCTCCGTGGACAGGGCAGCAGACGCCGACCTCCTCATCACCCTTGGGAGTGTACTCCCATCCTGCTCGTTGCAGTTCCGCAAGAGCGTTGATCTTCTCAAGAGCGATGGACATGCTTCATCCCGAGCAAGCCTCCCCGGAGGGCAGAGCGTAACCCTCCGGGGAGGCAGAGAAAGAGGCTGGATCGGATCAGAACTTGCCGTCGGAGTCAACGGACGAAGAATCGTCCTCCTCCGGCCGGTCATCGCCGTCCACGACGAGACGACGCTGATCGTAGGCTTCCTTCAACTCGAGATGCCGAGTCTGGTGCTTCTCGACGAGCTCCTCCGGGATGATCGCCGGCTCACCCGGCAAGAAGTCGAGACCGTACCACTTCTGGTCGTTCCGCTCGCGGAGGGACGGGGACAGAGCCCAGACCTGAGCCCAGAGCGGGACAGGGACGCGAGCCGTAGAGCCGCTCTCCGTCTCGACTTCCTGGCGACGCATCGTGCAAGCGGTGATGAAGTTCTTGCCCTGTCCATGCTCGCCACGAGAGAAGGACAGAGTGACTTCCGTTCCGGCAAGATCGTGCTCGCCGAAGACCACACCGACGAAGTTGTAGTGCTCGACGTACCGATAGCGACGCTGCTTCTCGGGCTTCACCTTGAGGTCTTCCGCATAGATCTCGAAGCGGAGCTCGCTGTTCTGCGAACGCTTCGCGATGTCCGACGACGGGTCGAACGAGCGGGCGATGATCATCGGGTTGGACGTGTCCTTGCGGTCCGCCCACTTGCAGTACTCCACGAAGAAGAACAGCGGGACGAAGAAGAACGTCTCACCGGGAGGAGCGAGGACAGTGTCGCCGGGACGCACGATGCACGTCCCTTCGCCGAACTGCTTCTTCAGGACCTCGTCGGTCATCTGCTGGATGAGCTTCATCCGCGGAACGATGACGTGGGCCTGGAGGCCGGCGAGGGAGGAGTCCTCCTGAGCGACGCTCGCGAGCCAGTTCGCCGATCCGGCGACCTTGACGATGCCCTTCTTTGCGGGATTGTTGCGGTCAGTCTTTGCCATTGTCGTAACCTCTGACAGAGTGAGAATGAATCCGTCCACGATGGACGGCGCTAGGTCTTTCGGACGTATGCGTCTCTGAGCTTGTAAAGATTGCCAGAGCGAGCAATGAATTGAACGGGCTCGTAATCCGTGCGAACTTGAACGACCTCTTGCCAGAAAGGCTCCGGGTCGAAGTAGTAGATCACGATGCCAGGACGGAGGTCCTCGAAGGTCGCCGGACGCAGATCGCTCTGCTTAGGCATCACCGTCCGGTCCCGGTACTCTTCCGCGGTTTGAGCCAGAGCCTGAGCCGCGTTGCGAAGGCGAATGTAGTCTTCAGGAGTCACGATCGCTTCCTCCGGAAGACAGAGTGGAACCGGGGATACGTCTTGCCGACTCCGGGCGGCAACGACTTCCCATCCTCCTGGAGTCGATTGAGATGCTCTTGGACTCGCTTCCAGTCCGGCTTGATGAGACCAGACTCTACGAGAGCCGGCGGCACTCCGAGATGATCGAGGAAGGTGTCGAACTCCTTTGTCCCCGCACGAGGGAGGATAGCCTCGATCTTGACGTCCGGAGTGGCTGAGGCCAGTCGTCCTTGGATCGTCATCGGAGTGTTCGGGTCGTTGAGCGACCGCTCCGTGAGAGCGACCGCGATACGCTTGCCCGCTAGAGCAGATCGAGCCTCCGCCTCCTTGCGGAGGTCATCGAACGCTCTCGAGATCTCTCGAGTCATGAAGCCGATGTCGGCCGCCTCCGTGAGGCGTAGATCGGACTTCTGGAGGAGCTCTGAGATGTCTGACAGGACGTGCTGGACTCCGGCTTGGAAGCCGATCATAGCGTCGAAGAGCTCTTCAAGACGCTGAGAGGGTGTCCCAGTTGATGGATCGTTCGGCATAGGTTCCGTTCCGTGCGTCGAAGATGAGAAGAGGGAGCTTCTCGTAGTGCGATGCCGCTGCCGCGATGAGGAGGCAGAGCGTTGCAGTCTTGCCCGACAGACAGATCCAGTCCACGTCCGGATCGAACTTGTGCTCCTCGAGAGCATCCAAGAACATCCGTACGGTTTCTGCCGTCGAGATGGGATTGACACGCCGAGCAAGGTACACGAGCGGACCACGCTCCGATGCTGCGGAGAGGTCGTATTGCTCATTGGGCTCGGCAACGAAGACACGGGACGTCATGACGAAGGCTCCTTGAAGATTCGGTCCTGGCACTCCTTGCAGAGGCCGGAGATCTTGTACTCACGCTGCTCCGTGGGACTCCAAGTAGAGAAGTCCGTGAGGAGCTTGCCGCATCCGAAGGGACGCTTCGTGCAGCGATTCTCGGTCTGTGCGATACGTCGATCCGGATTGATGCGGTCAACGGGACGGATTGGCTGGAGTTCCATTGCTGTTCCTTTACTCGTCATCGAGTTCAGTGCCGAGGACACGCTTCAGAATCTCGCGGACGTCTTGAACGGCAAGAGCCATCTGGAGCTTGCCGACGACGCGAGCCCGGATCTCCTCGTCGATGGATCCGGGGACAACGATGTCTGTGATGCGGACGGACTTCTTCGTTCCCTTGCGGTGAGCACGATCTTCCGCTTGCGACCTCTGGACGGCCGACCAGTTCGTTGAGAAGAAGATCTCATGGTCGCAGAAGGTGTCTTGCGGAGTCTCGGACGTCGGATTGTAGCCGAGCAGATTGAGACCCGTTCCGGCGGTCGCAGGATTGCCGATGAAGACGCGGCAAGCGGGATCGTTGTTGAACCGCCAGACTGCCATGTCTCGGTCCTTGTCGGACGTCCCGCCGTAGAACGAGACGCAGTCGATTCCCGCTGCCTTCAAACGCTCTTCGATGATCTTGATGTCCTCGACGAAGACAGCCCAGACGATCGTCTTCGCGTTCGGATCGCGTCCTTCCTCTTGCAGCATGTCCAGGACTGCCTGGACCTTCGGATTGTCCGAGGAGATCTGCTCCGTACGAGCTGGGATGCCCTCTTCCTCGTTCGAGTTCCAGCGGACATGCCCGGAGGTGATCTGCGTGAGACGGAGGAGTTGAGTCAGGATGTGATCGACGGTGAGAGCCTTGTCCATCTGCTCTTCGAGCACGATGGCCAGCTCGTCGCGAACCTTCCGGTAGAACTCCCTCTGCTTCGGAGTCATCTGGACTTCGTAGATATCGTAGACCTTGTCCGGGAGCTGGAGGTTAGCGTCCTTCTTGGTGATTGCGAAGGACAGGCGAGCAAGACGCTCCTGGAGGAGCGGGACGTTGCGAATCCCGACGAGCTTCTGGACATGCGTCTGGCCCTCACCGACGTTCTTGTAGACGCCATGGAAGGAGCGGAAGTTCTCGAAGGATGAGAAGCCAGACATCCCGTCGCCGAGGAACTCGAACTGAGCGAAGAGATCCATCGGACTGTTCGTGATTGGAGTTCCGGTGAGGATCATCCGTTGCCGGACATTCGCGTCCCGCAGAGCGGCGACTGCCTTGAAGCGAGCCGTCCGAGTGTTCTTCACGAAGTGAGCTTCGTCGAGGATCACGATGTCCCACGGGAATGCCTTGAGAGCTCTCATCGTGGACTCCACCGAGTCGTACGACATGATCGCTGCCGCCCAGCAACAATCCTTCTCGTCCTTCGCGACTTCCACGAGCGACTTGATGCGTCCAACCTCGCCTCCGCGAAGAGTAACGACCTTGCCCGGGGACGTTGCGAACTTGCCGAACTCGCTTTCCCAGTTCGCACGGAGTTGCTTCGGACAGATGATGAGAGCTCGATACATGCCGGAGGGCAGTCCGAGGAACTTGCCCTTCCGCTTGCGAGCTCCTTCCAAGCAGATGCGATTGATCGCGACGGCGGTCTTGCCGGTTCCCTGCTCCATGAAGAGTGCCGCCATCTCGCGATGGAGGAAGGCGGCAAGACCGACCTTCTGATACGGAAGGAGTGGGAACGCCTCGTGCTCAATGTAGTCTGGAGGCATGTCCGGCGTCTTGCCGGTGAGCTTGAACTCGGACACGACCTTGAGCGTCTTCGTTGCAGTAGCGAAGCGAGCAAGGAGGAGGTTGAAGCGGAGTTCGGCTTCCTCGGACAAGAAGAGGATGCGATCCTTCGGCCAGCAAGACGCGATCACGAGGACAGTGAAGTCAGTCGGAGCGAGAAGCCATTGTCCGTATCCAAGAGGCTTCCTCTCGGGAATGCGTTCCGCCCACTCCTTCGCGGCGGGAGTGGATGGCGAAGCGTAGGCGGACACGAAGAACTCCCGTCCGGCAAGACGGACACGGTCCTTGGGATTGTCGAACTCCGTGTTGAACGGGCGGAGCTTGCGAGCCTGAGCGACGAACCTCCCCTTGTCGTCCGTTGAGATGGTGAGCCACTCGTCCTCGCGGAGTGCGATCGGACGGAGCAGCGTGTTCGTGGCCTCTGAGAGCGGCTCCAGGACACGGTTCGCGGAGGCTTGTGAGAAAGGAAGCATGGATTGAGACATTGGAGGATACTCCTGTTGCTGTTGCTGAGTTAGATATGGAGTCCGAGGATCTCGACGAAGAGCATCTCGAGGACTTGTGGATCAGACATAAACTGGACATCAGAGTTCCACTGGACAAGCCTCTCGTAGACTTCCTGGAGGGAGCCATTCTCAATCTCGATGATGCCATCCTCTCCGTCGTCCATGAAGAGATCCCAGCGACCGTTCGGACGCTTCGTAATATTCGCGACGACCTCGCCGTTGAAAGAACCGCAGTCGTCGATCCCTTGCAGAGTGCAAGAGTAGACAGAGCCGTCGTGCTCTCCGATGATGGAGTCGCCTGAGTCGGATTGGACTTCGAATGGGGTCATTGCTGTTGCTCCTTGCTGTTGCTGTTGCTGTCGTGGGCGGCGAATGCTGCCCATACGGGCAGCATAACGGCCGAAACGGGCGGACGCAATAGGGCAACTCACCAGAATCTGGAAAATCCCGTAAGACGCTGTCGTTCAAGGTCTTACGGACAGGTCGGGCTACTACCGGGCTACCCGTAGGGGCTACCCGTAGGGCTACCGGGCTACCCGTTGCCCGGTAGCGGGCTATACCTCCGCCTAGCCCTCGCCTAGCCCCTAGCCCCTACGGGCAGGGTAGCCCATAGGGGCTAGGCTCAGGCGGAGGCTACGCGAGCCTACTCGTACTTGATGCCGGTAGCCCCAATGAAGGGGATTGTCCCGGAGTCTCCAGCAACAAGGAGCGGTCCTCCAGAGCTCGCGTTCGTGGAGTTCCGGATCAGACAATCATTCGCCGCAGTCGGGTTCGCGGAGGATGCGTTGTCCGATCCCGTCGTGTCGATGATGAGAAGATGTGTGAATGTCCCTCCGATGGCGAAGTTCTGCCAGGACGAGCCGATCTTCCGCCGGATGTCGCATCCTCGGACAAGAATTCCAGTCGTAGTCCAGCCTCCCACCTGGAAGAACCCTTGGGAGTCGATCTCATCTGTCGCGATGAGTCCAACAAGAACCTTGTTCGCGTTGTTCGTCTGCTGGAGCTGGTAGACGTCCGGATGAGACCCAAGAGCTGGAGCGAGATGGTCCGCAGACGAGTTGATGACACATCCAACGTCCGAATACGCGTCTGCTCGAATGTAAGAAACGGAGCAGTCGCGGATCAGATTCACATACGGACCGACGAATCCGTTGACACAGTTCCGGATCGTGCAAGAGGTCAACCAGACGCTCCGCGGACCATTGAACCAAGAAGTTCCGGCGGTCGTAGAATCTACCCAGTCGCAGTCGCAGTCATCCAGCCAGAAGTGAGAAATCTGGTTGAGACCGTTAGAGGTCGACATGATGGGTTCAGTCGTGGAAGACGGCCTCACGGTGAGACCTCGAAGACAGATCTTCTGAGTTCGCAGCCCACCAGTCGTGTTTGACCCGGTGAGAACGACGTCCTCCTTCGCTACTCCTGGAGCCGGCCGAATCGTGACCCAACGATTCGGCGTTTCGACCTCGGGGAACGCGTATTGCCCGAGAGTGAAGGTTCCCGCCTGAATGTAGATTGTCCCGCCGCTTGCGTTGTTCCCCTTCCCGGCCGCATTCTTGAGGACCTTGAGCTGGCGAAGGGCCTTCATGGTCGAAGCGTAGGGATTTCCAGACGATCCGTCCCCAGTCGTATCGTTCCCCGTCGCTTGGTTGACGTAGACAGAGCCAGACCACAGAGTCCCGCCTCCATTGGAAGCGAACCAGTACGAAAGAACCCCTTCCGCCGTCGGTGGAGCTCCAGACCCTGAGAAGGTTGGACCCTGAAGAACCAGCGGAGGTCCGTCGACCGGATAGACAATCGCTCGGAGCTCTCTGTTCTCGTGATCCGCCATCGCGGTCGGATCAATCGTCACGAAGTATCCAGAGAGTTGAAAGATGCCTCCGAGGATCGATGGCTGAGTGACGGTCACGACCGGTCCGTCATCCAAAACGAACTCGACCTTCTGGATGCCGGAGCCATGAGCGGCGACGATGCCGACGACCTCGGGGGAAGCGATGTCCTTCGCAATCGGTTGGACCCACCGAGCGATGGGGACTCTTGTTCCGTATCTGTTTCCAGAGTTTCCTTGGTTGGGAGGTGTACTCGTGAGACCACTGAAGCCAATCCCTGGAGAGATGAGAGGGAACTCCTCGGGAGGAGGAGGAGAACCCCCAAACGGGCGAGCCGGAATGGGCTTCGCGGAGCTCGCGGTTGAAGTTGCCGAAGATGGACGACTCCTGGACGAAAGAAGCCATCCCTGCATGAGGTCTTTGAGACGACGAAACTTCAAGAGGGCCTCCAGAGAAGGATGCTGAGATTCCCACCGGTGATGGACGTGATGTTGTAACGAATCTCAGGACAACAGGAGATGTCGAAGAGTCCCTTCGCAGTCGCCGTGTAGATGGTCGCCCAATCCGCGTCCGGGCTGAGACGGCCTTCGACGGTGACTGAGAAGGACGAAGCAGTCCCGTAGATCTGGAGCACTCCGACGATATCGGACTCCCGATACATAGGGACCGACCAAGTTGGACCGACGCCTGTTCCTGAGATAGCCGAGCCGAGAGAAACGAGCATAGAAACCTCCTAAGCCTCTGGCCCGCCTTCCGGCGAGTCAGAGGACTGAATCACGCACGGACGTCGATCATGAGCTGGATCTCACACTTGGACATCGCAGGGATGCGAATCGAGTGTGCGACGTACGGACGGACGGCGTTCTCCTTCTTGAAGAGTGCCGTGTTCGTCGATCCCTTCGCCTTCGCTGCTCCGGAGCCTCCCATCCGGAAGCGATACGCTCCGGCAAGAGGCTTCCCGAAGGACGAGATGGCACAGATGTAGTCGCCGATCCCCTCGACGACGAACGCGTCGTTCGCGTCGCAGGTGACCGAGTACATCCCGACTCCCTGATTGATGTTGAGAGCCGGAAGCGACTGATTGAAGATGAAGTCCAGAGGCTTCTCGTCGTTGTTCTCGACGACGACGTTCGCCTTCACGAATCCGGTAGACTCGTTGACCTCAGTAGTGGCGGAGTGAACGATCAGCATTGTCTGTTCCTCGAAAGAGCGTCTAAGACAGCCGTCTCGACGCGAGACTTGAGAGTCGAGTCATCCCACGCGGGACATCTCGGTTGCGGACATGGAATCACGATCTTGTCGCATCCAACGGAGTACGGTCTAGCCCATGTGAACCTCCCTCCTAGGAACGCTCGGACAGCCCGAGCTCCGACGACTACGGCAACGCTCCAGTCCTCCCGACGAATGAGCTCTTCCGCAACGCGGAACGCGATGCGGGAGTCCCACTCCAGGCACGGAGGAAGAAGGTTACAAAGGATGCTTGGCTGAAAGGAGAAACTCCGGACGAAGACGGCAGAAGGTCCACGTCTGAATCCGCCGAGAGCTATCGCCTTCTCAGCGTTCCACTGGTCCAGCCTGAGCCGAGTAGACTCGGAACGGGTCCACTGTTCACCTACCATCAGCAAAGTGTTAGCAGTGTGTAACATGGACGGTTGCCAGTATACGTGTGACCCTACCCTACCCTACACACAGAGAAAGTGAAAGTAAGTGTGTAAGTGTGTATGTATTGGTGACTTGTGAATTGGGCGGTCAGCCGGGAACATGGATTGTGTTACCCGTCTGTTTTACATACTGCTAGCGTTCTGGCTTGCCGAGACGCTCCAGGATCTTCATGGCAGACCTTAGCAGTTCCTGAGACTCGACGAGGAGTGCCTCTGAGCGTCTCTGAGACTCCTCGATTGCCGCGTGACGCTTCTCCATCTCCTCGACGAGCATCTGCATGCGGAGCTCGGTCTTGCTGATCTTTGCCGTCCTTGATGCGTCGTACTTCGCGATCGACCAGACGAAGACGGCAGTAGCGATGATCCCGGCAACGAAGATCGGCAACGAGAAGTCGATGTTCGTGTGCGGGACATGAGGGACTCCGGCGAATGCTGCGGACATCATGATGAGATTGGACCCGATTGCAGCGAACGAAAAGAAACGGTCGATCACAGCGGAGTACTCCTTCGGAAACGAAGCCAGTATCGGTCTACGATGTAAGTCCGATCGGACGTTCCAGCGGACTTGAAGATTCCAGTGATGAGCTCCACGCCACGAGCGGTCGCGATCGGAATGTTCGCGGAGCGAGTTCCGATGGACACTCCGTTGTGGAACGCTTCGAACGACGTTCCCGCGTCGTCGACGACGATCTTGAGTCGATGCCATCCAGTAGTGACCGCCGCTCCTGTCCCATTGGTCGTGCCGGTCGTTCCGTTGTCGGACGAGGACAGATGCCACGCTCCGGAGTTGATGTCGTCACGGTAACGGATGAGGACGTGATTGGACGGGAGGTCACTCGTATTGTTGTCAGCGAAGCCGACGATGATCGAGAAGCGGTCGGTTCCGTTGGAGAGAGCGGGAATGTAGACATCCCACTCGATTTCCACCTTCCCTTGGCCAAGACAGAGCCGAGGATTGGCTCCGCCGATGCCCGCTCGTCCTGTCGTCGTCGTGCCGGTAGCGAACTGAGTGAGGCCGACTCGACTCTGCCCGACAGTCGCGTCCGGTTCGTAGGACGTCGATCCTGCCCCCGTTCCGTTCGAGAAACGCGAGACGGCGTTCGCGAAGGACGTGGCTCCTCCGAGATCATCGGTGAGCCAGAATGTCCGGTAGTCACCACGACCAGTAGGATGATCAACCCACTCAGTCCCGTCGTAGTACGCGAAGGTGTCTTCGTCCGCGATCCAGACGACGAGGCCTTCCTTGGCAGTGAAGTAGTACCATCCGGATGCGTAGACAGCGATCTTGTTCGCTTGCCCCGTCCATGTTCCAGTCGGGGACGCACCGATGATGTAGCAGTCGCCGTCCGCCGGGGAACCGGGCGGAGTGTTCAGTGCGAAGTCCTTGACGTTCATTCCGACGAACGCGTCGAGGAACGATAGAGCCTGATTGTGCGGGATGTACGCAGACGACTGTCCGTCTGCGATGAGAGGAAGGACTAGGCGAGGAGTGTCTGCCATGTTAGAAGCTCCCAGACGCGGGCTTCCCTCGTCCAAGCAGATCGGTGATCTGATAGACGCGAGCCCGGATGGTTGTTTGATTCGAGCCAAAGTCCGTCACTTGCTGAGCGGACGTGTAGACTTGTGAGTTAGACGTGAGATTCGAGAATGTCCGGACGACGTTGTTCGATCCGTCGAGGATCTCCAGATCGTACTTCTCGACGGACTCTTCGAGAGGGACCGAGTCGTAGAGCTTCGTGAAGTATCGGCTTCGACGGAGCCAAGACAGCGTCCAATCGTTCGTTGTGAAGTCTCGGACCCCGTTGAACCGACCCGGAGAGAATCCCTTGCATGTCCCCGCGTTGAGGAGAAGACTCTCGGATGTGACATCGGGCAGACCAAGACCAGTCGGGACAGCCTTGAGATAACGAGTCGTGTCGATGGAGCCAGTGTTCTCTGGACTCCAGACGATGGCCGACGGATTGAGAACCCAGAAGTCCTCATTGATGGCGTGTCCACTCATCTTGTCGCCAGTGTCTCGAATCCCACGGAGGAGATTCGAGAGGCGATACTGATTGGTCCCGATGGCTGTCACAGTCTGGTAGCCGATGAGCTCTCCACCCAGGAACGCACGATTGGCTCCGGCAAGAACCTCTTCCTCGGTCGCAGACGAGATGGTCCCGTGATAGAGCTCGACGTCAACGGAGTTCTTCTTGTCCCAGAGTTCTGGCTTCGCAAAGGAGGACAACGCGGTGAGAGCTTTGCCGAGCTTTCCTTCCGCGAGGATCGCTGCGTCCGGCACGAAATTGAGATTGTCCTGCGAGTCGAAGACAGTCGCTCCGAGCCACGTCGCGGTGAACGACGTGGCACAGACAGCATAGTAGAATCCCGGTTGATTGATGTGCTCTTCGAGCAGAGCCGGACCGGTGATGGGGATGAGAGTCAGAGCTGGTGGGACGTAGAGCGGCGGAGGAGTCCATACTCCCGGATCAGACGGGCCTTCTTGGGTCGCTGTCGAGGAGTCTGTGATGACTCCCTTCACAGCGACAAGATTGTTAGCACCTCTCGAGACGTCCGTGAGACGTCCGATGAAGGTTTCGCCCTTGAAATCAACGGAGATCTCGTCGCTTTCCAGGAGCTCGAAGTAGCTCGGCGGCAACGAGGCTTCGAAAGTCTGTCGCTCCTTCCACGCTGTCCACAGACGGCGTTCTGCGATCTTGCGAGCTTGGTTTGCAGTCAGAGTGATCGGAACTTCGATCTGATCCACCGAGTCAGTGACTCGGTCGATTCGTCGTGCTCGTTGAGCTCCGGCTTGAAGTCCTTGATCGAAGTCGATGAACCGGACATCTACCTCCGATGGAATGTCGTATCCCGCGACGTCGGTCAGCGTGAAGCGAGAAGTGGGATCTCCTCCAGCCGGCTTCGCAGCGAGGTCGGTCTCGAGGACAGTAACCCTATCTGCATCCTCGCGATAGAAGAAGCGGATCTTCCCGTCCCGTTCCTGAGCCGTGAAGTTGAACGCCATCATCAGAGGCTCGAGAGCGTTCACTGTCTTCGTCGGGCCGACGAGAGTGTAGCCCCGGAGTGTGTCCGATCCCAGCCCGGACACGTCGTACTGCGAAGAGACGAGACCAGCTCGCTCCAGGATGTTGCCGACCGCTCCAGCGACCGTCTCATCCGTTGACTTCGCCTCGACGTAGAAGGTGAGGTTGGGAATTCGGTTGCCGAAGTCGGCAAGCCAGAGTCGCTCGATGACGACGTAGGCCGTCCCGCGATAACCCGGGACGTTACCCGCTCCGAGATAGGACTCCATGAGCGAGTTCGCAGTCTGACTCGTCGTTCCAGTGTAGACAGTGATGGACTGCGATCGGTGATCCTTGTTCCCGTTCTCGTAGATCACCTTCGAGTCGGCCATGATCTTCTTGATCGAGTGGATCGGGCCGGAGCAGACTGCAACAGCGATATCGACGTAGTAGTTGTACGTCGTTTGCGAGATGGTTCCGCCTCCACCTCCCTTGCCACCGACGTCTTGTTCATCTGTCGTGACGACTTCGATGAGATCGCTGACCCAGATGACCGTTCCTGCGAAGCGATTGTGCTTCCCGTACGGGACACGGACCGGGCTTCCTTCACTGGCAGTCTGGACGGACAGATCGTCGACGCGAGGTCCGGTGAAGGACGTGTTCTGCCCGAACAGAGCCGGAAAGATGAACTGCGAGTCGATGAAAGACCCGAAGAGTCCACCGACGGCTCCGCCGATGGCAGCAGCGGACAGTCCGAGGAACGTCCCGCCGATTGCACTGCCGATTGCACTACCGATTACGAAGAATGCGATGGCGGCCATGATGGGTCCATGTTCGGGTAGCGATAGTAGCGGTGGATTCGCTTGAGCCACTTCTCATCAAGAGTGTGCTCTACGACCTTCCCTACTCCTGCGTGAGTGTGGATCACTCCGTACTCTGTCAAGATGCCAGCGTGAGTCGGGAGCTCCGGTCTTGCGATCCAGAAGACGACGATGTCACCGGGAAGTGGAGTCAGGCTCGGCAAGAAGGCGAAGTCGAACTCTCTGATGAGGGAGTGTCCATCGGGATGCTTGGAGTACGCTTGAACGTCGTGCTGCGAGAAGCCGAGTTCCTTTGCGACTCCGACCACGAGCCCGATACAATCCACTCCGTACTCCCGGGAACGCCCGATGTGAACATGCCGAGTGCCGAGGTACGTCCTCGCGACTCGGACTACGTCACTTCGTGTTGGGAGTTTGGAGGACCTTGTCAGTTCCTGGGATGGTTGGGAATCCACCGAAGTTCACCAGATTGTTGCTCCAGGGCTTTCCGCCGCTCCCGGAGGTTCCTTTGCAGTCCTCGACGACCTTGGAGCATCCAGGATAGATGCTGACGACGTCACCGATGGCGAAGTCGAATGGCATGTCCAACTGGAGCTGGACTTGCTTCGTCGCCCCGACGTAGTCCTTGATTTCTCCGATGAGTCCGTTGTTCGCTCCAGACGTCCACAGGACCCGCCCGTAGTTGAAGAAGTCGTTTGCCGACGATGTCAGACCAGACGCCCGAAACGTCTTCCGCTGCGAGTCGATCGCCGTGATGGTCACGCTCTGCGTGATCGCCGCGAGGTTGACCTGACAGTTCGCGTCTCCGAGGTCCCACCGACAGTTCCGAGCATAGACATCTCCGATGGCGACTCGAAGCCATCTAGCGATGTCTGTCACTTTCGCGTTCCACCGACTCCCATCAAAAGTGACTTCTTCGATCCAGTATGAAACTCCATACAGAGGTCCGGCAAGAGGATACCTCCAGTCCACAGTGAGCTCCTCCACCTTTGCTTCACGGTAGCGTCCCGCTCGAAGATCATCCTGCGTGATGGCATCAGAATTGATCATCCCGATGCACTCGATGTTCCGTGTCTGGAGGCCTTCCTGCCGCTGCCGAGCAGATGCAGCGAAGCCTCCTGCAGCGAGGTACGTCCCGTCGTTCGGAATAACGATGGGAGCGTTGTGGTCGGTGAATCGCATCACCGTTCCGTCCTTGCGAGTGATCTTCCAGCAAGTGCAGAGGCGATGCGTCTTGGAGTCGACGAGCGACCCGATAGGAGGAACGAATGTTCTCATCGGAGCTTTCCTCGTCCAAGAGTCGGCCCAGAATAGTCAGGACAGGACGGGAGTTCCTCCCAGACGTATCCTCGCTTACCTTCTTCGTACCAGTCCCGTTGGAAGTCATGAAGGAAGATGGTACCTCCTGGGTTCAGCATTCGCTTAGCGACTTCCAGGCACTTGTTCCGAAGGACACCATCCACGAGAATCACGTCGAACTTCTGATCGGCGAACGCGAGAAGATACGGGTTCTGCTCGTCAGGAATAGAGCATAGCTCCTCTCCCTTCGTAGCGACCGGGATGTGACCGATACGGACGAAGGGGACTCCCACTCGATGAGCCCACTTCTCGTCGTGCTCCAAGGACGTGATGTCGATCCCCTGCTCTCGGAACCAGTGAGTGCTCCCGCCGGCTCCCCACTCGAACATCTTCCCGCCCGGAGGAAGAGCGGCGAGGATAGCCTTTCGATGCTCCAGTCCGAGGAGGCACTCCAGTGGAGCCTGCTCTCGCTTCGGTTTGACCGTTCGAGACGTCAACCGCCAGCGAATTCCTTGATCCTGCTTGATCGGGATTGCCGAGTCAGGGAGGACTCGCTTCGACTGGATGTACTGACGATAGGACATGATCGCCCCACGAGTCTCGAGGAAGCGACGTCGAGCTTCCGGATGAGCATCGGCAAGATAGAACTCCTCGTTGAAGTCCTGGAGATTAGTCGCAAGACAGATGAGCCGATTGTAGCTCTCATGCCAAGTGCCGAGCTTCGTCCCTGTCGGGACACGATCGAAGCGGTGAGCGACGACGAGTTCGTTGATCCTACGGACTTCAAAGCCTCGCTGCCACGCTCGCATCGAGATGTCTTGCTCTTCGTAACCCCATCCATAGAGCCACGAATTCATTCCATCGAGAGCCTTCCAGACGTCTCGCGGGTAGAAGTAGCAAGCTCCGAGGAGGCAGGGAACAGTGTCGATCTCGTCCAACTTCCCGCGGACACACCAAGACACGTCGTAGTTGACGTTGTCCTTGAACTCCGCTCCCGCCGCCATGAATCCGCCACGATCGAATCCCTTGCAGGCACAGCAGAAAATCGCTCGAGGATGCTTCTGGGCAGCGTCGATGGCGATGTCCAACCAGTCGTACGGCATCCGCATATGCGAATCCAAGACGACGATCAGATCTCCCTTCGCAGCTCCCGCCGCCAGTTGCTTCGACTTCCCCGGTCCCCACTGAGTCTCGGTCCGGTGCAGAGTCACACAAGGAATGCGTCGATGATCGACGGGAGGATCGGAGCAGTCGTCCCAGACGATGATCTCATAAGGACGGTACCGACTGGCGTTAGCCAGAGCGACGGTCGCTTCGAGGTCTGGTCCCTCGTTGTGAGTGGCGATGACTACTGAGACTTTCATCATAACGATTCGTCTTCCGCGTAGAGCGAGTGCCTCCCGAGAGGACACTTACCGTCGGCAACGATCTGGTAGAAACGAGTCTTGTTCTCGATCAAGCGACAGTCGTTACATCCACAACCGAGCTTGTAGAGATTGGAACATTGCTCGCAAATCTTTGCGTTAGCGTTGTCCTTCAAGACGATGGGCCAAGGATCAGACATCAGCAGAGAGTGAAGCAGAGCTCTTCTTCCTGACTTCCACATGGAGTGTAGAAGCAGATGGAGCATCCACAAGCGTACTTCGCGTAGGAACACTCAACGAGGATGCAGACTTGAGAGCCGACCGGACATCCTGGAGGAGCCGTGATGGTAGCAGTACAGTCGAAGTTGTCTGTGACTCCGAATCCGCATGCCGGACCTGAGGACGAGATGACTGAGCACGTCTCCTGACAGCATTCTCCCTCCCGGAGCGTACAGAACGAGTTACAGGAATCCCCGCATGAGATTCCCACCGTCATGTCGATCGCTCCGCAGGTCGCTGTCGTCGTCGTCGTCGTCGTCGTCGTCGTCGTCGTCGTCGTCGTCGTCGTCGTCGTCGTCGTCGTCGTCGTCGTAGTCGTCGTCGTCGTCGTCGTCGTCGTCGTCGTCGTAGTCGTCGTCGTCGTCGTCGTCGTCGTCGTCGTCGTCGTAGTCGTCGTCGTCGTAGTCGTCGTCGTCGTCGTCGTCGTCGTCGTCGTCGTCGTCGTAGTCGTCGTCGTCGTCGTCGTAGTCGCGACATTGCACGAGATGATCACTCCCCATGTTCCCGCTCGGGTCGAGGAGTCCAAGAGGACGACCGTCGCCGTACACTGAGGTTGGATCTTCACCAACTCCTGATTCGCGTTGTCGCGAAGTGAGAGTCTCAGACCCGACCCATCCGCCGCAGTATTGGTCACATAGAAGCATGGTCCACCAGTACGAAAAGGAGGCTTCGTCGCATCCGGGAGTTTCAGAATGATGTTGTCCGAGACTGGAGACGCTTTGATGCATCTCTGATAGTAGGACAGGATCTGCCCGGAGGACGCTAGGTTTCCGAAGTTCCGCTGTCCGCCGTAGAAGTTGGCTTCTGAGACACTCACAGCCAGTGCCACTCCTTCACATTCGACGCGTTCTTCGTGATGACCAGCGTCTTTCCGGACTGCGGAGTCAGTGTGAACAGAGACGTTCCAGACGGGTAGTGAACTGCGATGGAGTTAGTCACATCCCCGTTCAGAATGAAGAAATGCGGACCTCCGTCAGGAAGCGTCGTGGGGTCCGGCAAGATCAACTTGAGAAGGCCTGAGTCCGGATAGACAAGGATCGCTCGGCCGTCCGCAGTCGACAGAGTATAGCCAGCGGACAGGGGATTGAAGACCTTGCTTCCGCCGTAGAAGAACTCCTCGGGAGCAGCGGTCTCTCCGATGATCTCGATGAGATTGATGCCGCGAGTAGAGCCGCTTCCGAAGTCCTCGATCGTCATCTGGAGGAGGCGATCAGTGTCCTGGGCGAAGCGAACCGGGACATCGAACTGACATCCAGCAGACACAGACACAGACAGAGCCGGAGGAGCAGTGAATGTGATGATCCCGGTAGACTCGTTCACGGACCATCCAGACGTCTGGTTCACTCCGTTGAGAGCGACGACCGTAGTCCCGCTCACGATCTTCGTGAGAGTCCGCGTCCGCGTGACGATTCCAGACGTGTACCTCTTCACGAGCTGGAAGGTTGTCGTAGTCCCGTCTCCGGTTCCGATGATCGAGTCATCCTTCGTCGGAGCGGATTGTCCATTCACAGCGGTCGTGAAGTCCAACCAGTCCTTGTAGCGGAATCCGTTTGCCGCTCCCATCCGTGCGATGAAGAACGTCTGAAGAGCGGCAAGATCGTCTCGGCTCTTGATCCCGTAGGAGACATCGTATTGACGACGAGGGAGGCTCCACCGCGAGACGAGCTCTTCCGCTCCACCATCGACCTCGATGATCTCAGTGAGATAGGCGGGACCTCCGGCAGAACCGTAGGAAATTCCCGCGGGAAACTGGACTTCATGGAATCCCATTAGGCGGTCCCTTGAGCACGATTGATGGCTCGGCTGATCTCAGATGCGACTTGATGCTTCGCACGACGGAAGGAGTCCACGTCCTTCGTAGTGATCGAGATGTTGATCACAGGCGAAGACTTCTGGCCTCCAGTGTCCGCGGAGAGGCCGAGTCGGCCGTCCGGGAGTCGGGTCAGCGGGAACACGGCCTCAGCTCCCTGCTCGCCCATGAGGGCGGAGCCATTGGCCATCGGTACGCGAGTAGGCGAGCGAATCAGGCCACCGGCTGCCATTGGGGTGATACTACCGTTGTCAGCCACCATCCCTTGAGCGGCCGGAGTAAAGAGCCCACCGAAGATGCTAAAGAGGCCGGAGCTAACGGCGGAGGCAATAGGCTTCCCAACGATTTCATTGAACACCAGTCGGTAGACGGTCATCAAGAGGTCGTTGAGAGCCTCGTTCGCGTTCTTCGCTCCGATGACCACGTCTCCGAGTGCGGTCGAGAAGGAGTCACCGATGTTGTCCGCAAGTTGCTTGATCTGCTGCATCTTCTGGAGCAGAGCGAGTTCCTTCTCGAGAGTCGCGAGATAACGTCCCATGTCCTGGACATTGTTCTCGATCCCGAATCGCTCGGCTTCCCGGAGAGCAATCGCGATTTCCCGCTGGTCGTTCGACAGATTGACGAGCTGAATGTCCGAGCGGACGTTCCGGAGGTACTCTTCGTACCACGCGTTCCCGCGAGCTTGCTGGAGGAAGAAGAGCTCCTGCTGAAGGACGTCCAGGTACTCCTTCCCATTCTTGATCTGAGAGTCTCGAATGACCGCTTCGGCCTGACGAGTGAGATTCATCCGCTCCTGAGCCGCGACCGGTTCACCGATGAGCGACTTCTCAAAGCGGAGATCTTCGATCATGCCGCGAAGCGTAGCGATCCCTTCCTCTTGCTCCTTCGTGAGGCCCTTGGTCGCCTTCGTCGCAACGACAACTTCTTCAGCCGTCCGCTTGATAGCAGTCCCGAGTTCCTGTTCTGCCTCAGAAGCGGCAAGAGCTGCCTCTCGCTCGGCTCGCAAGGCATTCGCTCGCTCAGTGATGCTCTGGAACGCTGAGACAGGGTTGAAGAGCGTGTCGATCTTCTTGCCAACGTCCGTGGAGGCGAACGCTGCCCATGCAGAGGAGAACGCTTCCCATCCCTCTTCCGCGGCCGTCTTGAGATCCTTCACCCAGTCCTTGGAGAAGTTCGCAACGGTTCGAGTAGCGAGCTCCTTGCCGATCGCTTCCGGGTTGAAAGCGTTGACGAGGTTGATCGCTCCGGCGACGATAGACGCGTCGCTGGACCAGTCGATGGAGGCGATTGCCTTCACTCCTCCAGTGATGGCGTCGAAGACGGCCATGAACGCGTCCTTCATCGTCATAAAGGACGCGATCGAGAAGTTGACCATCCCGTTGATGGCGGACCGCCAGTCCGACCCGAAGTACCCAAGGAGGATGTCTGCGGCGAGACCGATGTCCTTGAAGACGCCGACAGCCGCATCCTCGGCCATCGTAAGGACCGGGAGCAGAGTCGAGTTCCAGAACTGCGACACAGCGGACGCAGTGAATTTCAGAATCTCGACGAAGTGCTCCCAGGACGCGACCATGAGGTCCATGATCGAGAAGGACTTGTCGCCCATCTCGATGACCGTGTCCTTGAAGTAGACCAGAGTCGCCACTCCAGCCGAGATAGCAGTCAGGAGGAGGCCGATAGGATTCGCCGCCATCGCGATTGTCAGAGACTTGATCGCGAGTGAGACGTTCTTGATCTGCGAGACGAGTAGACCGAGAGCCGGAACTGCGACGCGAGTGATCGTCGCAGCGGCAAGAGCTTCCATCACACGGATGAACTCGTTCACAGCCGCTCTCGACGACGTGATCGTCGAGTCGAAGTCTGTAAACGCAACGATCAAGACATCCCGGAGGAAGTTCGCAGCCGTGACAAAGGCTCCCGAGAGGCCGGAGTCACGACCGAGAATGATAATGATCTCACGGATCGAAGCGAAGAGCTTGCCGAGAGCTCCCAGTGGAGTCTCAGACATGATCTTCGCTAGATCAGCGGTCGATCCCGCCATCTCCTTCTGCTTCCGGATGTATTCATCGATCTGCTCAGCGTTCTTTGCGAGCGTGAGCGACGCAGAAGCGGCTTCCACTCCAAAGATCTTGACCGCTTGGACAGCAGTCATCCCTCGCTCACGAAGGAGCGTGAAGATCTCTGCCATGGAATGGAGCTGGGGATTGACGTCTTCCGCCGTGATGCCGAGCTGCTCGAAGGCTCCTTGAGCGGTCGTCGCCGGCTGACCATCA